AGCGTCAGATGTGTATAAGAGACAGGTGTCAAGCTCGTTTATAAGAATATAGTTTGCCGCAACGCCGAGCAAATATCCTGATTTTGTGACAATTGTATTTGAACCCACAAGAAAATCAATGGATACTCTTCTTCCGATTTGAGTGCGTATAAAACCGTTTAGATATTGCACACTTTCGGCTGTTACCTCATACGGATTTTTTATGTCGGTCAAAAGGCTTGCCGTCGACATTGCAGTCTGATTGTTTTGCATATTTTGCATATTCTGTTCGTTTATCATTGCGGGGGTCGGCAATGTTTCGGGATTGTACGGCTGGGTTGAATCTATGTTCTGAATTTCACGAACCGCCAAATCATTTGCAACTTCGTTATTTTGACTTTCGGCAGGGATTGTCTGTGTAAGTTGATTTATCGACTGCCCCGACGCAGGATTTCTTCTATTCAGTGCCTGTTGATCAGGACTGAAACTTTGATAATTCGGACTTGTGGGGCTAACCAATGTAGCCAGGTCAAGTATGGATGGAATTTCGTAACCGTATTGCTGTATGGTATTTGGAATCTGGTTGTTTATACAATTATAATTATTGCAGGCTGAGGGATTGGTGTCGAGATTATACAGAGTATTTGGGTTGAGCTGCTGCGCCTTTTTATTGTTGATGTAATTTACCAAAACAAATCACTCCTATGTGTTTTTGTAAGCCTGTGTCGGAGAATAAAAACAATGTTTACCGATACGATTGTAAATCACGCCGATATTGGTAGGAAAATAGTTTGGACAGGTTGAGGAATAAGGATTAAAATAGAATAAAGAATTGCCGACCGAGCTGTCGGTATTGCCTGCAAGTGCCCAATCTGCAATTTCGTAGTGTATATCTTCAGGTACAATATTATACACATTTTGCGAATTGTACTGACCCCCTACGGAAGTCTTTAAGCAGGTAAACTGATTTGGCTGTGTAATGATTGCCCGCACATCTCCACCGTTGCTTATCCGTGCAAATTCCCCGTAAGGAACAGTTGACCTGTTGATAATCACAGAGGCAACCGCACGCATACCTTCAATCCCCTCTCCTCCGCTTTCGCATTTTAACAACCGAGCAAACAATTCTCTTGTGTCAAAAGCCATAAAATCACCCGCCTTACGAAAAATAATTCGGTATTGCTTATTCATTTCATTTTATGATAAAATAATAATTTAGTTACAGGTATTGACAATTTTTAATTGAGCCGTTATAATAATTGAGTACGATAACTTAATATGGAGATGTACCCAAGTGGCTGAAGGGTCTGGCTTCGAACACCAGTAGGTCGGTAACTCCGACGCGAGAGTTCAAATCTCTCCATCTCCGCCAAAAGCACTCGAGCAATCGGGTGCTTATTTTTTGTGATAAACACTGAAAAATCGGCTTATTTGATATGTTTTTCAATCACTCAGCCTTTGCTTTTTGATTGAATTTCGGTATCAAACAATATCAGCTAAAATCAATAAAGTTACACAGTAAATTACACAGTAAAAGCCCCTCAAATACCACTTTGGTATCCGAGGGGCTAAACTTATGTATGCTTATTCTTTTGTGTCTGTATCGGTTTTATTTTCGACTGTATTTTTCAATCGGCGGACGATATTTACAAGGAATTTCGGAATTGGTGTGCCTAACTCCGAGAGATTTTCGAGAATTGAGATTAATTCGTTGATGATGAGCCAAATCGTTACAATTAAACCGCAACAATATGTGACACCTATATCTACATTTGCCGCCGCTAAGCCTGTGCAGATTAAATAATCGACAACACCCGCAACAACCACAAGAGCGAGATAGCTTGCTTTTTTCAAAATTCCGATTAAACCTGTTTTACTTTTTAATTCACCGTTTCTGTACGCAGATGTCAGTCCTGTAATATAATCAATAAGCATTACAGCGATGAGCACGAGAATTGGGATAAGTAAGATATTAAAATACGATATAAGTACACCGATAGCTACTGAAACAGTAGCCTGAATAATATTGTCTTTCATTGTTTTATACCTCCGTTATGTAAGTGTAATCTGCAAGCCGTCGATCTTTGTGTCAAACACACCTGCGTAACCGTCCTGTGAGCTGTCTTTTTCTGTGTTGTGCTGCCAATCCCAAAAGCCTGCGCCCTGTTTACGCACTCTGTAGGTTGCCTTATAATCGCCGACTCCCTCAAATTCAACCTGCAAGCCGTCAATAACCTTGCCTTTAATGCCTGCATAGCCGTTGATATCGTCCTTGATGTCGTATCCGTCAACCCAAGGCAACCAGTCACCGTTGAGCAGATGCACTCTGTACTTGATGTTGCCCTTGCTGACCTTTACTGCAACTGCCGAAATAGCTTGCTTTTTTCTTCCTGCTATGTTGCTAAGACCTTTTACTTCGCTGTACCATTTGTGATCAGCAAATACACGATAAGTCAACGTTGGCTTTTCAACTTTATTAACCTTGCCACTGAGCTTGTCTGTAACGCTTTTTGCAAGGTTACCAAGGCGGTTATAAAGCCAGTCGCCCGGGCAGGACTTGTTATCAAACCACCTGTGAACGGTCAGGAGCATTTCGTCTGACTTAGTGCTATAATTTAAAGCCTTGTTTTTATCGTTAATCCACAGAAGCTTTTTCTTGCCGTTACGCTTGCAGATGTCAACGCAAAGCTCAACCAGCTTATTATAAACTTTATCGTTAAATGCGTAAGGGTGTTTAAGCTCGCTTGCACATTCAATTGTAACGGCTCTCTGGTCGTTTGAGTTTGAAGAAGAACACCACGAACGGTTGTCCTCATCAACACAGAGGAGAACCCTGCCGTCTGTACCGATGCCGTAGTTACAGCTTGCTTCACTTTTTTTATTCATAAAAATGTTACCAAGAGTTTCAACCGAACACTGACCGACAACACAGTGAGGAGTAATGCGGTCAATACTGTGTGTTCTTGTTCCTGAATGGTTCGGGCTTAATTTTGTGTAGTTTACAAGTTTTGAATTACTCATTTATTTTTCCTCCCATACCGCCATAACGGCGTTATAATATTCTTCTGAAAGCTCGGCTTTAAGTATTTCCCTGTCGTTTTCACAATTCATATATGCGTTGCGAACATTGCCGCCAACCTGCATTTCTGTGCCGTTGATTTCAATAAACTTCTGTCTTAATACGCTTACACTGTCTTTTGTGAGCATATCGAGTGTAATTCTTTCTTTGATTTCCATAGTAACTCGCTCCTTATCTGATTATGTAAGTAATAATGAAATTGATTTTTTCGTCCTCTGCAAAAATGTCCGTTGAACTGACATAAATCCAAGAGCCGTCAAGTCTGATGTTTATTAATTTATTTGCTGTTGAATATACAACAAAACTAGACAACCTACTTTCGTTTTTTGCCGCATACGGTAAACCTGACATCTGAATATATTTTTTATGAGAGAGCAGTGCCGTAATATTGACCGATACAGTTACAATATTACCATTTTTAGAATATACAAAACTGCCCTTGCAACCAGCATATATTTCTTGGGCTGGTGCTAATGTTCCTGTACCACTCTCAAAATTTGAGCTATCATATTTAGCCGCAAGCGACTTGTCTGTCGCTGTTTTGTTGTCTGTTACGGTCTGACTCAGAGTACTGATTGACTCATCAGCTGAGGACTTATTGTCTGCAATCTGCTTGCTTAGCTGAGCGACTGCATTGTCTACACTGTCCTTATCAGCTTTAAGATTAATCTTCATTGTCACTGTTTCGTCAATGTCTGTTATTTCATCTTCAAGCTCGGTTTTATCTGCCTTTGCAGATAGGGCTGTGTTAATCGCAGTTATTCTTTCGGTTAGCGTGTTGATGTTGCTATCCGCAAGCGCTAGGTCTATGCTGTTCTCGTATATGCCTTTTTCGATTTTGTTTAAGTTTTCTGCGCAAAGTGGTGTAGCTGTGCTCGGTGCGTCTTCCCAATTTGTTTTTGTGTATGCCATAATATTTATTCCCCCTTTGCCTCTATGCTGTCTGTCAGAGCTTTAATTCCGCTCAGTGTACGGCTCAGCACATAGGCTTTTACTTTTTCTTTTTTAGGTTGTCCTGCGTTATCATATACAAAATCACCGTTTGAATCAGTAACATAGCTTTCAATTTCTATTCCGTCACCAATCTGCACCCAAGGTCTGCCGTCGAGAGTAGTTGTAAGCGGTGTATAGGAGCAATTATAAAATCGTTCGCCTGTTTTGCCGTTAAGAAGATTTTGTACATTGTGTATTGCCGAACCGCCTGTGCCGTCATCCTCCTGTCGGCAGACTGTATTTTTTGTTAAGTCATAACTGTTCGACTCATCGCCCCACAAAGTTTCAAACTCGATTGTTTTTTTCTCCCTTGACGAATAACCGTTGATAAACACAAAATCGTTGTAGCCGCTGCAATCGTATTCTTCTGCGTATAAGTTTTCGTAAAAATCGTATGTTTCTGTACTCTTGCCGAGTTCGATGTATCTAAAAACACCATAGCTTGCATTAGGAATAATTGTTCCGAATACTCCGAGCAATTCACAACAATTCTTGAGCAGCTCGCCGTATGTAATTGTATTTGAGCCCTCAAGCCATGCTCTGTTGTATGTCGGGAAATTTCGTACAGTTAAGCCTGTTGATTGGTTTATCACCTCGTCGAGAATTTCTTTGTTATCCTCGACCTGAATCATATGCTTTCCGTTGTAGTTAAGGCATTGCACAACCAATTCGCCGATTTTATAGCCGTTTGGATAAGTTTTCCATAAATCAAACAGCTTATTTGTTGCGTCAATATCATATAACATAGAGAGTGCGTCATAAGCGACAATGTGTCGCTTATTGCGGTTATTCTTGTCGAGCTTGGCACTGTCAATAATACCGCTAAACAAATAATATTCCTTTGCAGCTACGGTTTCTCCCGGCAAAAGTGATGTACCTAAAAACAGCTTTGCAGATGGCAGCAGCTTTTCTCCGCTCGGAAAACGCTGCGTTAATTTTACGCTTATCCATTTGCCTACAAGGTCATTTGTAAAGGTTCTGTCAATTGAATTTACAATGTCAATGTTAATTTCAGCGGCAATACAGCCACCAAATTTCAGCTTGCTTTCATCACAAATTGACTGTTTAATGCTCATACTTTCGCTTGCTATGTTTTCCTCGGTAATGTCCTCGTATTCACCGTTTGGAAATGAAACTGTAAGCGTGTTTTCAATCAGATTTTCAATAGTCTGCTTTTTGTGCAGGCTTGAAACCTCAAGCAAATTAACCACCTCTTAATATTCAATAAATGTAAATGTTACCGCCGCATATTTAATGTTGTCTGCGGTAATAAGCTTTGGCGTGTATGTTATATCGGGTATATATGCGGTCATAGTGCGGTACGCAAGAAGTTCATCGTCCCAGTATTCAACATTGAGCTTGCGTTGCTGAGAATTTGACATAGCACCGTTTAAAACACTGCGAATAGTTCTCATTTCAGCAAGGGTAAGACCGTCCTTGGTATTGAATGTAATCTTCGTCTTGTTGTTCGGTGATGTTACTCGCCTTAAAAGGTTGTTGCTGTCACGATAAGCTTTAATCTCCGTACGCTGTAAAGGTGTGGCTTGATAACTCTCTTTAGCTATGAGCTTATGTGGAAACTGCAAGCCGTTTTTCGGGAATTTAATTAAATAGCCTTTAAATTCACTCAATCTTATCCCTCCTTACGCAAAAGCGGACCTGCCTGTGCGTTTCTTGATTTTGTTGTTCTCATCAGCAACAGCCTCAAAAAGCACCCTGCCGTCGGGCATAGTTAAGGTAATGTGAATATCACCGCCGTTGCCCGCTCCGCCATATTCAGCAAGTACCTCAGCCATAGCCTGTTTCATCGCAGAAATCGGAGATACTACCTCAGGTTCACGCTTATTATCGCCGAGAACTGCTAGAAATTCACCGTAATTTGCAGGTACATATGTGCCTGTAGCAAGTTTGGGGATGTGCACCTTATCAAGCCGACCTGCGTGCCATTCCTGTCCGAATAGCTTGCCGATAGCGTTAGCAACCGTATCCACACCGCTTAACATTCCGTTCAACGCTGAAATAAAGCCATTGATAAAATTTTCAAGTCCGGTTAAAACATTGTTAAGAGGCTTTTTGATGATGTTATACAAGGGTTCAAAAACATTTGAAAAGACTGTTTTGATTGCCGTTAGTGCGTTAGAAATGCGGTCTGCCATAGTCTGTGCCGAGCCTGAAATGCGGTTTGTATTTTTTGAAAATACATTGGCGGAATTTTGGCTTGTTTTATTAACTGTACCGTCAAGGTCGCCAAACGCTTGCTTTGTGCAGATCAGCACACCCTGTGTTTCCTCTTGTGAATCAACAACAGCACCCGATGCTTTTTTCACATTCTTGTGTACTGATTCTGTTCCTGTTTGTGCCGCTGCCTCGAGCTCCTCCCAAGTAGTTATGCCGTCGTCTTTCAAAAGCGAGAGAACCGTATCATGTTCAAGTCCGTATTCCGATGACAGACGAAGATAAGCATTATAATCCTTAGTTTCACCGTTAATAGCCTTGAGAGAGCCGTAACATTTGTCTTGTTCATCAGTGTAGGCATTCACATTGTTTTGCAATTCCTGTAAAGCGTCACTTGCTTTCCAATACTCGTCAACCGACTCCTGCATATGCTCCATTGTATCGTTACCGCCATACAGCATATTAATTTGTCCGTTATCGCTGTAAATCAAATTTTTATATTCGTTTTTATCAAGCATTCCGTTATTGGCTTTTTCCAAAATAGCCTTTTTTGTTTTGACCCTATCGCCCTTTTGCTTAATTAATTCCTCTGTGTAATACTTAGCCTCCTTTTTGCTGAGAATAGAATTTTGATAGATATAATCCTCAAGTTCTTCTTTGATTTTGCCTGTATTATCCTCTTTCATTGCAGTTTCAAGCTGAATTTCAGCCTTTTTCTTTTCTGTTGTTAAATCGGAATACATAGAGCTTAAAGTCAGTTTCGCCTGAGCAATTTCCCATTTGTCTACAAGTTCGTCAAGATTTTTAGTGACGGTGTCTATGTTGTCATGAATAACTATATTGCCGTCAATTTCTTCAAATGTTATACTGTTCCAATGTTCGTCAAATCCATCCACTTTCTCAGAAAGCAAATCAACGATAGTTGTGTATTCGCCTTTTTCGCTCTCGTCAATAGTACCGTCTGCAATTATTTCTTCCAACCTGTCTTTTAGCTTGTCAACAGTATCAAAATCGACTTGTAAATCGAGCTTTGTATCGTTAATCTCGTTTATTTTGCTTGACATTTCATCAGACAAGGTCTGCCATTTGTCTGTAAGCTCTTGTGTTTTGTCAAGCTCATTTTTCAAAGAGGAATTGCTCCACTTTTCTTGATTGTAAACTTTAATTGCAGAAACCACCGCAGTTACAGCCGTTGCAATAGCCATAAAAGCAGCTGCGTAAGGGTGAGCCGTTATCGCAGTTTTAAGCGCAGAAAGGCTTTTCTTTATGTTTTCTATCGCAGACTTAAATTCCTTATACACCTTAAAGCCTTTAATAGCAGCCACCACTGTACCTATTGCAGCGGCAATGCCGGTGATAACAGAAATAGGAATTTTCTTTATTACACTTCCTAAAAACTTAAGTGCCTCAGACAAAGCGTTGACAACAGTCGGTACAGCTTTCTCAATCGTCCATTTTGCAAGCGGCAATAAAACATTCTTGTACGCTTGTTTTAGCTTATCTCCGCAAGCCTTGAGCAGATTTCTGAATCCCTCGGTCAAGCGTTCAACCGCCTGTGCAACGGGGTTAATGTCAAGGTCCTCAAGCCATTCGAGGCGGTCAGCTGACATTTCATCAAGCAGCCCTGTTATATCTTCGACAATGCCTAATATGCTCTCCCAAATTTTTCTGCCTGTATCGTTTTTCTCCCAAGCGTCTTTAATTTTGGTTCTGAGAGTTTCAGTATAGTTATTGCAGTTGCGGATAACCTCAAGTATATTGCTCCAAATTTTCTCGCCCTTACCGTCATTCCACACCTGCCTGAATGTATCGCCTACCGTATCCAAAAGCTCAACAAGGCTGTTCCATTTGTCGATAAACGATTGCACCACGCTGTCGCCTAAGCCTGCTTTGTCCCAAGCATTTGTAAAAGCCTCTGCAATATCACCAACTGTGCCTACAAAAGTGTTAATTAATGAGTTAATATTTCCAAGCACCTTTTCGCCTGTGCCGTTATTCCACACTTTTGCCCACGAATTTTTAATCGTTACGCAGGCGGTTTTTACCTTGTCAAGCGAATTTATAATATTGTCAATAGTCTTGCTTGTACGCCTGTCGCTGTCAAGCATAGATTGCTCAAGTGCATTTTGCATTGATTTGATTTCAGAACTTGACGCTTGCGTACTTGTGTCTGAGCTGTTGTCCGAGGTGTCGCTCATCACATTGAGTTCATCAAAGCCTGCAAGGTTTTTCTGCAAGTCTTCAGCTGCCTCCGATGTTTTTTCAATCTCAGAAGTAGAGCTGTCCGCTTGACTTGCAAGGTCTGACATATCGCTTACAGCTGAGCTTGTCGCATTGCTTGTTGCCGTAGAATAGCCGAACACCTGAGCTGTAAAGTCTTTAAATTTCTGTGCCGCAACGCTAAGTCTTGAGATAAACTGATTAATGCAATTAAGCAGCGGAGTAAAAGCATTTATCAAGCCTTGACCGATTGTAGCCTTGATACTGTCAAACTGCAGCTGTAAAATTCTCGTTTGATTTGCCCAACTGTTTTGCGTTCGGGTAAAGTCACCCGTTGCATTGCTCAACTGACCGAGTACAAAGTTATATCTAAGCGTTACCTTTTCTGCCTCAGTCATAGCAGATGTGGTCTTGCCCCATCCGTTTGCCATTGCGTAATTGTCAAGTGCGTTCTGCGTCATCACAATGCCAAGGTCTTTGAGCGTTTCTGTTTCACCGCTGAAAACAGATTTTAGTTTTGTGTATGCCTCATCTTGTGTGATGTTATAAAATGACGCCACATCGCCCGTAAGAGCAGTTAATGATGTGGACATATCAAATGCCTGCTGTTCAGTAAAGCCGAAAGCCTCCGCCATAGAACCAAAAGTGCCGACATATTTTTTAGCCATAGTTTCAGACAAGCCGTAGGATTTTTGTGCCGACTTTGCCCAATCGTCCACACTTACAGACATATGGCTGAAAGTAACATCAACTACATTCTGCACTTCTGCAAGGTCTGAGCCAAGCTCTATGCTTTCCTTGCCAAAGCTCACAACCGCCGCCGTACCGAAAGCGGTAAGCAGCGTTCTGCCAATCATTTTCGCCTTGCTTTGCAGTCTGTCAACAGCCGTTCTGACTGTTGTAAGCGACTGCTTAGCTTTATTTGCACTCAAAGTCACTGCTTTCTGTACCTTTTCAGATATATTTTTTGAGCTGTCTGCAACATTTTTATCAATGCTTTTCAGCACATCAAGAACCTGTTTACTGTATAAATCAGTATTTTCTTTAATATTTTTGCCTGTTTTTTCTGTTTCTTGCTCAACCTCTGAATTTGTTTTTTTCACTTGCTGTGAAACAGAACTGTTTACTTTATCCCAAGCTGCCTGCATTGCCTCTGCTTGTGTCATTCCTGTTCGTTTCAGAATAGAAGCAATAGACATTGCTTTCGACTTTGCACTTCTCTCTGTATCAGCAATTATATTTTGTATCTGAGCGCCAATATCTGATGTGTTGTTTTTAACTTCATCAACTATTTTGTCGGCAGAATTTGACACTTGTTGAGTTGCATTTTGTGCAGTCTGAGCAGTAGTCTTAGCACCTGCCTGAGCCTTGCTCTGAGCTGCCTCAATAGCTTTATTGATTCTTGCAATATCGCTGTTAAGACCGCTTGTGTCGATTTTAGTATTAAAAATCAAGCTACCGTCAACCGCCATGTAATCACACTCCTTTCAATATAAAATAAAGGGCGTAACGAAATGTGACACCCTTGTGGTATAAAAACAGCGCACACCCGAAGATGTACGCTGTAATTAGCTTATTTAGTTGTTATGAGTTCTTTGCTTCAAGTTTCTTTTGTGTTATACCTGCAATCGCAAGCTGTTCGTATGCCTTAGGGGCTGACAGGCTGTCCGGAACAGGTATTCCATATGTATCGCAAGTCAGTTTATCCATTTGAGCAATTTCAAGAGGTGTACATCCTTTGTCTTTCATAATTGCACGCTGAATACGCAGATAATTAGCAACACCGTTAAGATACTTTACCGTATCTGGAGAAACAAATGCATTAACCGCTTCTTTTACTCTGAAATATGTTTCCTCGAGATTTTCAAACTGCTCCCACGCCTTGTCTGTATCAAGAATTTTGCAGTGGTGATTTGCCCCTCGTTCGGTCCAGAGGTAAAGGCGAGTAACCATATTATTAGGGAAGTAACTTTCGGTTACTACCTTTTTAAATTCTTTGAGTTCGTCACCCTGTAAATAGAAATAATGCTTTCCCTCTATGAACTTTTCTTTATTTCTCTTGAAATTGTTTCTGATATTTGTTGTATCAGTTCCGTATGCCTCTGCAAGCATTGCAGTTGTAATAACTTTCTGTCCTTTGTATTCCATAGCTTTCATATCATTTAACCGCCTTTCTCATTTCAGCTTTTGCAGCTTTAATGCCTTGAGCATATCCAAATGCGAATGCATCGCAAATCATATCACATACACTTGAATTGGTACGATAAATTTCCGTAACGTTCTCGTAGCCCATATCATAATATGGATTAATAGTGCCACGAACACTTTTGATTACATTTTTTACATTCTTTACACAAGCCATAATAAAAACTCCTATCATAATTTTAATTTGACAGAAGTTCCGCTAAATGATATAATAGATTTCAGATAGAGATACTTCTGTCTTTTTGTAACGGTAACTAATCGCTTTGGTCGGTGGATAGTTGCCGTTATTTCTTTTTAGGAAACAATATATCGTCCGAAAGAATTAAGTCTGATATGGTTCTTGCCATAATATCAGTAAAATTAGACGGTTTTATTTTAAGATTACACTCATCCATAACATCCTGTATTACTTTTGACACTCTTCTTTTTAAATAAGATTGCTTTTCTGCTAAATTCATTTCAGGAAATTTTTTGAGGTCCTTAGTAAAATACTGTTCATGAAGATTATCAATGACTAATTTTTCTATTATGTCATTTACATGACACCCCTTTTCAAGTGCCATTTTCTTCAATTCGAATAGTACATCTTCATCTATTGTTGTCCTAAAAGCTTTTCTCATTCGTCATTCGCCTCCTATGTTCATATAGTACACCGTTTATGTTCATATGTCAATACCTATTTAAAAATAATTTGAAAAATTTTAGCCACCCCGTTTGGAGTGGCTTTTTCATTGTTTTTTAATCCATTACTTTAAAATCCAGTATGGATAGATTTATAGTGGATATACATTCTCCGTCAAAAGAAATGTATAAGCGTTTTAAAATCCAATATGGATAGATTTTAACAGCTACCCTCATATATACCAATTAACCTTTAGTTAATCTTTTCCAATGACACTTGACACACACCCTATCATTTCCTTTATTTATTTGACTACATACAGGGCATTTCCAGTCAGCTCTTGGTTCTTTGAGTTCATTGTCCGCTTCTTTACCTGTTATACATAATTTTTCAAGGTACACAAGTATCTTTGCAATTCCACCAAAAATGAAACACAAGAAAGCTGTACCAGTCCACACACTTATTAACGCAACAATAGTTTTATACTCATATGCCATTAATAGACCTATAATTATACCAAAAACCGCAATACAGAGAGTTAAACCCTTGTAAAATTTGCTGTTCATAAAATCACTCCTCTGTTACATAATATAACAAAGTTTGTGTATTGTCAACAATAATTTTGTGTAACACCTATACAAGATTGTTTATAAAATCCTCTTCGGCGTCAAGTTCTGCTTGCTGTTCGGGAGAGAGCTTTTCCTTGATGTCAACAAGCTCTTTGTGCTCATTGTAAAAATCACGCTCCCATTTTTCAAGCTTTTTGCCCTTAGCACGCTTGCCTCTTATGTTCATTACCTGCGAGAGCAATCCGTCGCCTACCTCGCTGAAATAGCCGAGAAAAGTCCACCAATGCACATAGCTTGCAATCCTTGTTTCAAAGCCTGCAACCTTGTTAAGTGCTGGGAAAATAATGCTTTCGTCATAGCTCCAATCAATAATTTTGACTGGAGCTTTTTTCGATTTCGGCACATCTCCGCCGTCAAGAAACCACAATGCCTTTTTGAGTGCCTCCTCAACATTCTTTGGAACTTCCTTGTATAAGCAATTCAAGCATACTGCCGCTTTTTCGCCGTAGGTTAGCTCTTTGTCGGCATAAGCCTCGAAAATCAAGAGAGCAATACGAAAATCGGAATTAATCTCGTACTGCTCTCCGTCTATTTCAAGGCTTGTAGGAAGTAATCCAATCACTTTGCAAGCCTCTTTGCTTGATTGAGGTACTTCTCAATATGCTTGCTCTGCTGAGCGTGTGCGTTTTCAATGTCACTTACGATGACCGGCACAACGCAGTTGAGAAAGTTCTCAAAAATCATACTGCCATCATCACAGATTGAAAGGCAATTTACATCGCCAAACGCACCCTGACTTACACCTGCACCGAGAACATAGTCTATTTCTCGGCGGATTTCATTGTCAACATCAAGAAAAATTTCAAAGGTTACATCCTCGGGTTTCATATTCTTGTACTTCTGCACAAGCTCTTCTGTGCGTTCTGTCAGCTTGTTGAGTCGCTCAACGAGTGAGTAGTCTGTGGTGTTAATCTTAATTACTGTGTTTTCATCATTGTTGATTGCATATGTTTTTAAGGGTGTTTTAAAATTCAAACTCTGCATAGAATCACTCCTTATACAGTTTCGGTAAATGTCGGTACCTTATCTGAGATTGTCGCTGTACCCTGCTTTCTGTTGCCGTCAAATGTGACATTAAACGGAATGTTTACACCGCCCTGTGCACCGCCGTATGACTGCGGTTTAACGATGCAGTCCTCAATCCAAGCATCATAAGGGCCTGTTTTCTTGTCAATGAGCACTTCAAGAATTTTGGTTTTGCAGTCATCACCGGTAAGGCGGTTCATTGCAATGTCCTTAATTTTTGTATAAATACTGTCCCCTGTGTTTGCGTAATATGTACCTGCGTCAAGGGTAGGCTCGTAGCCGTTGTCATTTACAGAGGTTTCATCAAGAATGTTCTTTACTGTGCTTGTGTCCGGACTAAGCTCGACCGACATATCGTCAATGTCCTTGCCGATAAGATACCACTTTGGACTTTCGCCTGTGCCAAAGCTTGCGTCAATAAAATGTAAAAGGTAACTTCTTTTGAGTTTACCGATATCGGGTGTTGATGCTGCCATAATAATTCCTCACTTTCAATTTTTAATCAATTTTCAATAGCGTATTGGGCGGTGATTTGCAATTGGTACTGAACACCGCCGTTGTTGTTTTCGTCAGGTATGCTGTAAAGCATTCCGTTTGAGCAAGTGAGTTTTTTAAGCTCACCGTATAAAACGTTGTCGCCGACTTCAACTTCTATGTCACCCTCTGCGTGCCGTTCAAGCCACATTTGCAGTTCAAGCAGCATTCCGCTGTTTACAAGGCGGTCATAGTCGTTGAGCGACTGACAGGTAGCGTACAGGATAAAGGTGTGATTGCGTGTTTGATTTCCTAAAATGTCTTCGCTGACAAGCGTGTCACCTGTCGGAGAAAGTCCAAAATCCTGTACTTTGTTTGTTGAATAATCAATGTGCACAAGCTCGCCGATTTTCGGAAACTCCTGCACAACGGACCTTACAAGTTCGATTATATTCATTTTGCATTACTCCCAAGTCTTCTTGCCGCCGCTTGCAGAATATCTCCTTTGCGGTCGGCTTTCATTCGCTCAAACCACATTTTGCCCGCAAGCGGGTGCTTGTCCTTGCTGTAGTGAATATCTCTGCCTGTCGGGTGTTTTTTCTTGCCTTTAGGACTTCGCCAACCGATTATAATGCCGTCACCGCTATAGCGTCCGAATACGATATGCTCAGTACCGTCTTTTTCTCGCACGATCGGATAGTTAGGACCATACACCTTGCCATAGTAAAGATACCTTGCATAAGGTGTAATCTGTTTAATTTCTCCACTGCCGATAACGGTATGTATAGTTGCGGAGTTTTCGAGTACACCCATTTTAAAAGGTGTGTACGGCTTCATCAGCTTAATGCAATCCTTGTCAACCTCTCGTTGTGCTCTTGCTATATGCTTGTTTAAATCATTAGCAAATTCTTTATTCCACTTGAGAGAAAGAGTGCCGCTAACATCTGTCGGCTGATTTACATTAAAAAGCATTTAATCACCTCGCAGATACTTTGATGTGCTGTAAATCCGCAGGGCCGTAAAGCAAACGGTCAATACTCATTACTGTGTGAATTTCGTATTTGTCACGCAAGGTTTTTAGGCTCTCTGATACGCTCCTGTCGCTTGAATTATCAAAGATGAAATTACACTCACCTTTTACAATAATGTCTTGAGAGGGGGACAGAGGGGATATATCAGCGTTTGGAAACAGACCGTTGCTCGGAAATAAAAAATCATTCGGAGCAAGAACAAGCGCATTTAACGGAATGTATATAGCTATTCCGTCAGCGTTCTGCATTCCGCTTTTAAGTACGTTAGCGGCTTTGCACTCCTGCCAATGGCAATGCGGAATAATAAGCCTGTCAAACCCTTTGCCGTTAAATCTGTAAAGGGTCATCATAGTATCCGTAAACATAATCAAACACCTCTGTACAAAAGGTCTGTGTCTGCAAGATACTTATATACTGCGGATTTAACACATCGTGTAAGTTGCTTTTTGCGAACCTCACAGCTTTCATACGAGCGTGACACATCTCCGACTTTTTCTGATGTTATGCCCTCACTGCCGCTCATATTATCGGCTTTATACATCAGCTCTGCGACCTCACAGCAACAAAGTTTCACAGGCTCGATTATATCCTTTGTATCGTCGATATTTGAGCCTGTGTAAGCATTAATAATAAGCGTTGCCTCTCTTGCATAGTAGGCAAAAGCGGAGGTAATGACCGCTTTTCTGCCACATAGATATTCGGATTTATAATAATTTTCGTCAGCGTAAACGGTCAATATTAGCACCTTCTTAAGCCTTAGCGGCAGCGTGGAGATAAATGCCCGCTGTCTTGTTTTCGTACACATCTGCAATGCCTACCATTCTGTAACCGAACTTGTAACCGTCCGAGTCCTGATTTACCGACGGTTCAATTACCTTAGTGTCAAGGTGCTTAGTAAACTGGATAAGGGCAGGCTTATGAATAATCATAAAGTTGATGTTTGAGGCGGCAGTGGCTTTCTGATAGCCGCCCTTGGTCTTGCCGCTTGATGTGCCGTCAAGCTGTTCAATCGCTGTATAAAAGCGCGTCTGCGGCACTGTGATAATCTTAGCAAATCTGCTGAGAACCTCTCTTGACTTTGTTGTGTCCAAATCCTGCACAAGTCCGTAAAGAGTTGGTGTAATGTAAAGGTAACGCTGCTCGTACGGAACTTCGTCCTCGTCCATCTGAGTAGTACCCTTGCGGAGTGCCTCGATTACTGCCGCACCTGTGGTAAGGTTTGCAGGTGTGGCAGAGGTAATACCTGCGTGACTTGCGTATGCAGCAAAGCGAAATGCGTCAAGCTCCGGCACAACCTTGGTGCGGATAAATTCGCCCGAAAGTCTGCCGAACGCAACGCCTGCGGTTTCGATATTGTCCATTGTGTCCACATTGAACATTCTGCCTCGATCAAAGTTGCATTTTACGGTTTCGTTTGTGAGTGTAACATCGCCGTTCACATAACCGCTGTTACGGGAATAATTTGCAAGTCCGTCCATTGAAATCATTGGAATAATAAGCTCGTTTGAGTTTGCACCTGCTGTTGCAAGGTCAGACGCACCGTCAAGCTCGCTTGTAAGCGCCGACTGCTTATAAACCTCGTCAAGCAAAGTAGTGTAAGTTTTAAAAAGTGCAATAGAATTTGCCATAAAAATTCACCTCGTCAATTATTTTTCGTCTGTACTAAGTCCCATTGCCGCTCTCATACTTGCAAGAGGGTTTGACTTAATACCTGTGTTTCCTGTATTTTTTACAGGATTTTGGAACGGTTCATCAGAACCGAACATATAGCTGTTTTCGCTCTTAACGCTTTCAAGAGCCTTAGTAATATCGTCTGCCTGATTTTTTGATGTTTTAAGACTGTCAAGGTCAAGCAAAGCCTTGACCGCCGTTGCGTTTCTCGCACCGCTCTTTGAAATAGCGCCGTCAAGTACAGAGTTAAACTCCATATCGGCAATTTTTGTCTGATACTCGGTTTCTTTGTCTTTAAGGCTTGTGTTGAGTTTTGCGATCTCGCCTTTAAGATTTTCGACATCTACGCCCTCAAACTCTTTAAGTGCTGTCTGTGCTGTTTCAAGCTGTGATTTGTAATTATCTCTTGCTGTTGTGATTTTTTCAACCTCTGCAACAGTCTTGTAATTTGCAAGCACCGCCTTGTCAAACTCTGCCTTTTTCTCATCGGGAATCGTAATACCGATTTCAGAGAGAAGTGTGTGTATGTTCTTCATAATATAAATCCTTTCTGCATAGCTTATATTCCGCTTTGCCTGCGGTAGAAATTCAGCCGTATAAACCAACGGCGGGGTAAAATAAAAGCACCTATGCAATCAAATGCAAGGGTGCTTAGTCTGCTTTATTTTTGTTGTCTACAACCTCAATAACAAAACCTCGGTCAATAAGGCTTTTCGCTCGGTCTTTGGTACATTCAAAGACTTCATTGACAGGTCTGTTGATAAGACCGTTCATTTTATCGTTAAACGACACAACTACTTTTACTTTCATTTTGTCACCGCCTTTCTGATTTTGGGTATTAAAAAAGCACTCAATCTGATTGATTAAGTGCTAATCTCTGTATTAAATTCACGCATAACAAAACCGCCCACAAGGAGCGGTTAGTCTTCTTCCAAGTAGTCAAACTCATTTGACATTGAACGCTTTTTCTCTTCTTCTGAAAGTTCATCATTGCCAATAGAGCTTAGTATCTTTTTTATTACCGAATCATCTTCATGGAATATTCTTTTCACTCCAAATCACTCCTGACTTTGTTTTATTAAGAAGTTTACTTATAAACTTGTCATATTCTGCATCGGTATTATTTTTAACCATTTTCTTTTTTAGCCTGTTATATTCAAGTTTAAAAACTTCGTCGTTAAAATTATCACCTTTTGTAATAAATTCTACATCACCATTATTTTTTACGATTGTTAATGTTTTTAATGACTTTAAATTTTTAAACAAAGAAATATCAACATCAGAAAAGCTGCTATTTCTCGGGTGATTATGCAAAATCATTAAATTATTGCCTTTACCTGACAAACTTGTGCCAAAATCCAAATGGTCATCAGCACCCAACAATGGTGTTTTATCAGTTAAATCTTCACGAAAAACAAAAGCTACCTCTTTGTTTTGGTTATGTTCTTTTGAAAATTTCAAAAGCTCCTTATGTTGTTTTTGAATTTCAACCCTTTGTTCTTCAGAATATCCGTCAATATCAACTTTCGGCACTCGCTCGATAGCTTTATCAGTTATAGGTGTAATCGACTTTTTACTTTCTTCTTTTAGTATATCACCTTTTGAAGAATTTGCAATATGTTTATTGCTGTTCATACCTCTGATTTTTCCGTCGTCGACATTCTTGATACCTCTTAACGGCATTTCGGCTTTCTTTGGTTTTGTAATGCCTTTTACGGTATTACTGCCAACTGTCACTCTGTCCCATTGTTGAGAAAGTCCGACGCTTTTTGAGAAGTTCACATATTCATCGGAAGTTTTTACATATCTTGCACGAGCGTTAATTATTGCTTGCTCGTCAGCCCCGCCTTCTTCAAGCAATTTTATTTTCTGCCTTTGTGCCCGCATTGTGGTTTCAAGTCTGCGCTGTCTTTGGGTTGCCTCGTACTTTGTGTATGTCTTGCCGTTGTATTCTACAGGCTTGTTTTCCTCTGCGTTCATCTTGTCGAGCTGTTCATCTGTGTATGTGCGTGGAGTTATGCCGGGAGTGAAAGGCGAATATGAGTGATAGCAGTTTGCGCCGCAAAGTCCTGTTACCGTGCCAAGTCCGCACACACTCTCGAGTTCTTCCTTACTGTACACTCTGCCTTGCCACACCTGATGGCTCGGCCTTGCTCCGCTGTGCCACGATACCTCAAAGTAATTTGTGCCGAGTTTTTCGGCGTTTTCCTCGTTGATTTTGCCCACAACCTGATTCAGCCCTGTTGACACCGCACGCCTTGCCGCAACGGTAACTCTGTTGCTGTGACCGCTTGCATAGTCAACCGTACGCAATCCGCTGTTTGTCATTTCGGTTACGGTTTTTTCGAGTACGGTATTATAATCACTCGCACCGCTTGCAATTTCCGTGACGGCTTTATCAAGTGTTTCTTGATAATAGTCTGCAACGGGAGTAAAGACCAAACTGCCGTCAGGCTGTCGCTTTGCAAAGCCCATTGACTGTGTAATGTTTTTACATTCGTCTTGTGTCTGCTCTTGTACGGCCCTCACAAATTGCTGTAGTGGCTCGTTTTCTGAATATGGTATAAACTCCTTGCCTTGTTCAACAAAAGCGCTCTCCGCCTCGTTATATCCACTTTCCGTTATATTTGTAAAGATGTTTTCAACTTCTCTATCGCTAAGGTTAAGTGTCCTTGCGACAATGTCTTTGATTCGCTTTTTGCTTGTACCTAAATCGTATAATCTGCTCATTTTATAGCCTGTTGACGGTATAATCTCCGCAGCTTCAAGTAACATTCTTACTATTTCTGTCATTATGCTCATTTGCAGGCTGTCAAAAATTTGCTCAAGCGCAATCGGGATTGCCTCTGTAACTTCGGGAGTAAACATCAGTCAACAACCTCCGAGGACTGCGGCAGGTTCTTTTTTGCTGTCTTTTCGTCCTCTCCGTACCATTTCATACGATACTCATCAGGTCGCATAATTCCAAGACTCAAGTCCTGAATATCCTGTGTGCGTTCGGTCTGTTCATCTGTGAGAATACTGTCCTTAAAGTCACAAACGAATGTGTAACCGCTTGTTGTCAGCGAATTGTAAAAGGCGAGAGCATACACCAAATCGTCAAGACAATATTTAAGCTGTTTCTGAATTGCCGATACAGTGTTGTACTTTCGGTTCTTAGCCGATAATATCTCCGTAGCCGTCTTTGCGACAGTGTCGGGGTCGGATAGGTCGCCATATGCAAGACCGACCGAAAATTCAAGTCTGCGAAGATATGTATTTAGCCCGTCGGTAATATCAGATTGACGAATTGCAGGAGAAAAATCTTTGAACAATTCATTATCTCCGAGGTCAACATCTACAGCTTTGTAAAGTCTTTTGTTGAGTTTTTCAGTACCCTCTTTCTTGAAAGCTGTGGCATCAACATGTATTGCCCTTTCGCCGCTCTCAAACTCCCAATCAAGTCTGCCGAATTGTGTGTCTATTTTACGAATAAGATTTATGTCATTTGCGTAGACAGAAACACCGCAAGATGAGCCGTCAATCGTGTTTTTAATCGGTGTACGAAAATAACCGAAAGCAGGGCGGAGCATTGCAGGGTATGTAACAGCATTCGGCAGGCTTGCCCACTCGTCAACTGCCACAAGCGGAATTTCTCTTCCAAGTTGCCCCTCACTTGCAGACACATAAGCAGTGTTGGTAATTGTCAAGCCCTTGTCCTTATCAAGGCTATGATATTCAAGCCTTGTGTAATAGTTGTCGCCGATCTTCTTAAATTCAGGAAAGATGACTTTTACAAGCCTATGCCTTGCGTCAAATTCAATCGGCACAAAGGCATTTGCGGAAATATACTGCACCTTGTCGCCGCCTAATGGTTTAATCACCATTGCGCCTGTTGCAAGTCCCGACTGCAATTCGGAGTTAAGGTCTTCCGTTGCGGTTTCAAAGATTTTCTGCAATTTGTCATTGCTTACGCTTGCTGTCATTTCGTTAAGCGTGATGTTTGCAAACTCCCTTGTGATTGACTGCTCAAGTCTAAGGCTTATTACATCGTCATTAAGCCAAGGGGCATTGCCCGAAAAGCAGTTTTGCCAAAGCTCAATACTTGAGAGCATATCGTCTGTAATTGCAGGCTTAATGCCAAGTGCCTGCTTAATATCTTTCAGCGGAAACAACCTCTGCCACACTCCTTTCATATAGTTTAAAAATTGCATATTACACCGCCCTTATAAATCTTTTCATATCCCGCTCAAATGTGTATTCAAAACCGTCAAGGCTGTCGATGTCGGTTGAGCCATCGTCAAGTCTTTCGTCAACAAGTTTTTTATCGTTCCAAACAGCCTCACAAAGAGCCGTTTTCAGCGTGTCGCAGCCGTCAGTGTAAAAGAACCTGCCTGCACCCATAAGCCGCAAGGTGCATTGAATACGGTCTTGTACAGGACATTTGCGTGCTGGTCTGACTATCGTATTTGGAAAATGCTCCTCAAACGCTCTTTTAATTCCTCGACCGAGTACAGTTTCGGCATTATCCCAATACACAAAGTCCACAACACCGCATAAATCAAAAACAGACTGTGCAAAATTAATTGCCAGCCTGTCAATATCGTTTCCGTCGTATTCACCGAAGTGTCGTTCGCTTTTCAACGCTATTAAATTATTGTAGCCTCTTGCCTTTGCCGTCGCCACAAATGCGTGGCCCGATTTATTGCCGCCAAAGTCAATGCCGATTGTCACTTCTTCAAGTTCCGACTTCAAAAACTGCCTGTACGGTAAATCCGTATTGATTTTGTCGGTAATTTGACAGTAAAATTTTTTGGGATTATCGGCAAATCGGCGGTAAATAGCCCCCTCGGCACGCACCCACTTGCCGAGAATAAGACGGTCATAGAAAATAGTGCCCTCATATTCATTGCAAAGGTTCTTCACAAACTCCTCGGATAAGAATTTATTATCGAAAATCGTGTATTCCTGCAAATAAATATCTGCGTCGCTGTCAATGAATTTCTTGAGCCAATGAGTTGGGTGTTCAGGGTTTAAACTGCCGTCAAAGCACGAATAAGGCTTGTCAAGTCGGGATTTAAGCATATTGAAAACATCTTCGTTCCACTTTGCAACCTCATCACCGTAAATATATTTTGCCGACGCACCCTGAATTTTAGCAACCTGACTGACCTTTTCCGCACCCAAACAGTACACATCTTCACCGCACACCTTTGCAATGTTTCGGCTGTTAATCGTACCGACAACATCAGAGGTGTAACGCTCTCGCATAGGCTGCAGTACATTTCGCTCAATGGTTTCTTTTGACACGCCTATGATAAAGCACAAACCGTCCTTACCGATTCGCTCTCGAATACGCATAGGCACAATACAGGTGACATCAACAAAACTTTTGCCCGAACGCACCGCACCGCTTTTTATGTTCCAACGATGTGTAGCGTTTGCGATATATTCTTTTTGTTTAATCGTGTACGGCATTGTTTGTGCTCCTTTCTGCGTCATCTTTGATTTCTTTCAAAATGCTGTCGAGCTTGTCAAGTGCGGTCTTGTCGGTTTCCTCTTTTTGCTTATCACGCCACTTGTCGGGGCGGCGGTTTTTCAGCCAAAATATTTGTGCCGTTGTGTTGCCCCCAAGAGCAGAGGATAACAACGCATTTTCAACTTCATAGTCCACAACCTCTTTGCCCTTTTTTAAGGACTCCGAAATCTCCGAATACTTTTTCTTCCACTCATAAAATGTTGATACTGTAATTCCTATATTCTTAGCTATCTGCTCATCGGTCAAGCCGTCCCTTGCCCAACCCTCAAGCAGTAATAAATTTTCTTCTTTAAGCCATTTTTCATACTTTCCTTTTGCCACCGTCACCACCTCTCTTTATGTAAAAATCAGCAAAAGCAAAACCGCCCTCAAGTGAGAGCGGTCTGCCGTTATTTTTGAAAAAGGAGAACTACAAAATGTCTCTTATTATCAATTTCTTCATTTTATATTATATCACCCTTAGAACGGAAAAACGGACAAATTACCAATGATAACGATTACACATTTTCCTTATGTTATCCGGTGTATTTATTCCGCCTGTATCAACTGCTATCTTCGCCCAGCTGTATCTCAAACTAAGGTGCATAAACAAGCAGTTCTCCACAAAATCGTCACGGGAGAGGCTGTTGAGCGCTGCGTTTCGGCGGATTTCAAGGTTTTGTATCTCCCTCTGAATATCTGCAATCTGCACCACCGCATTGCCTACCTTGTCGGAGGTCTGACCTGACGGAACGATTCGTTCACCCAGCGTGCCTGCTGTGTTATCCGCCTCGGCAGAAATGCGTACTATCTTCGCCCTCAGTCTCGAAATCTCTCGGTTAATCTCCTTAATCTCTTTAGCCGTCAAGTTATCACCTCCAAATCATCAAGATAATCAGCCACAATGTCATATGCAAGCAACATTCCCTCACTTATGTAATAGTTTCTGTCTTTTCGACTTTTTCTGTTGTTAAGACTGTCCAACTTGTCCTGTTCACTTTCTATGCGTTCAGATATTTCAGCTTTTAATTCGTCAAGTGTCATTAATTTTCACCCTCCAGTCTTTTTTCAAGCCTCTCAATCTTTTTCTGTTTCCATTTATTCACTTCTTTATCACATTGAAACATTATCTTGCATTGTTCAAGCATAATTT